ACATCTTCCAGAACGACAACAACGGCTTCCTGATCTGCTACTCGGTCTTCAAGGACGCCCTGCGCGGCGCGCTCGGCGTCGCCAAGTACGTTTGGGAGGAGAGGGTCGAGGTCAAGACCGAGTACTTTACCGGGCTCGATGACTCGGCGCTGACGGTGCTGCTCTCGGAGCCGGATGTCGTGGGGAGCGCCATCTCGGCGATGGACGACCCGTCGTACCAACCGCCGGTGGACCCGATGACGGGCGCGCCGGTGGTGGACCCGATGACGGGCCTGCCGCCGCCGGCGCCGCAGATCTACTCGGTCGAGCTCAAGCGCGAGACCAAGAACGGCCGGGTGCGCATCGAGGCGATCCCGCCCGAGGAGTTCCTGATCGACCGACGCGCGCGCTCCGTCGAGGACGCGACCCTGGTCGCGCACCGGCGGATGATGCGCGTCTCTGACCTCGTGGCGCTCGGCTACGACAAGGATGAGGTCGAGGCGCAGATGGGCGTCTACGAGCTCGACACGAACGACGAGTACCTGGCGCGCAACCCCTACGCCCAGTCCTATGGCCCGGGCGGCACGCAAGACGACAAGCGCGTGCTCTACTGCGAGGCCTACATCCGGGTCGACTACGACAAGGACGGCATCTCGGAGCTGCGCAAGATTTGCACCATCGGCCCGAGCTACAAGATGGTGATGAACGAGCCGTGCTCGCACTCGCCGTTCGCGCTCTTCTGCCCGGACCCGGAGCCGCACGCGCTCATCGGGCTTTCTATGTTCGACATGACCGCCGACCTGCAGAAGATTAAGTCGGCGATCATGCGCAACATGCTCGACTCTCTGTCGCTCGCCATCCACCCGCGGGTGGGCGTGGTCGAGGGACAGGTCAACATGGACGACGTGCTTAACACCGAGGTGGGCGGCGTCATCCGTATGCGTCAGGCCGGCGCGGTCCAGCCGTTCGCCGTGCCGTTCGTCGGCCAGGCCGCCTTCCCGATGCTTGGGTATCTCGATGAGGTACGCGAGACCCGCACCGGCATGAGCAAGGCCTCGATGGGCCTTGACGCCGACGCACTACAGAGCACCACCCGCGCGGCGGTAGCCGCGACGGTAAGCGCAGCGCAGCAGCACCTTGAGCTGATCGCCCGGATCTTCTCCGAAACCGGGATGCGCGCCCTGTTCAAGGGTATTCTCAAGCTCGTCGTAGAAAATCAGGACCGAGCGCGGGTGGTGCGCCTCCGCAACCAATGGGTGCCGATCGACCCACGGTCGTGGGATGCGAACATGGATGTCGAGATTGATGTCGCCCTCGGCGGCGGCACCGAGGAGCAGCAGGTCTCTGTGCTGACCTCCATCGCCCAGAAGCAGGAGCAGATCCTGCAGACGATGGGGCCGCAGAACCAGCTGGTGACGCCGCAGCAGTACCGGAACACCCTGGTGCGGCTGGTGCAGGCCTCCGGCTACAAGAACGCGGACGAGTTTTTCTCGAACCCGTCGATGATGCCGCCGCAGCCGCCCCCGCCGCCCCCGCCGCCTGACCCGGCGATGATCTTGGCCGAGGTGGAGCGCCAGAAGATTATGGCGGACATCCAGAACAAGCAGGCGGAGCTGGAGCTCAAGCGCCAGCAGATGCTGCTCGAGGATGACCGCGCGCGCGACAAGCAAGAGGCGGAGATGATGCTGCGCGCCTATGAGATCCAGCTGAAGAGCGGCACGGCGGTGGATGTCGAGAGCATCAGGGCGATGATGGCCGAGCCGCGCGTGGCGAGCCCGAGCGTGCAGCGCCCGGTGATCCCTGAGATTCTGCCGCCGGAGCCGCTGCCGCCTATGATGCAGCCGCCTGTTTCTGTTGAGTCGGCGGCCATGCCGCCGCAGTTCCCTGGTGTTTAACTTTCGAGGGCAGATAGATGACGATCAAAGCTGAAGACCTTAACGGTCAATACTTGGACGCGGTGGGGCTGGGCGCCTCGCAGGCCGTCGCCTACACGGGCACGGCGGCGGCCTCCAACGCATTCAACGCGCAAACCAGAGTGGTGCGAGTGGTGGCGACCACCGACTGTTTCATCTCCACCGGCGCGAACCCGACCGCCACGACGAGCAGCGCGTACCTGCCTGCGGGCACGGTTGAGTATATCCGCGTCAACCCGCAGGATAAGATCTCTGCGGTGCGGCGCAGCGCCGACGGCACGCTGTACGTGACGGAGACAAACTAATGCTCAACAGCCAAGGATCGCTCAACAGGCTAGGCGCTAACCTGCGCAACCCTTACGGGCCGTCTGCGGCTTCGCTTAATCTCGACTTCACGGCGTCCAACACGCTTGATCCCCGCATCACCTTCACCCGCGCAACCACGGCGACGTTCTTCAACTCGTCTGGCGTACTGTCTACGGCGGCATCTGGCGCGGCTCGTTTCGACTACAACCCCACGACGCTTGCACCGCAGGGCTTGCTCATTGAGGAGCAGCGGACGAATTCCATCCGCAACAACACGATGGTGGGTGCAGTGGCGGGTACGCCGGGGACTAACCCGACAAATTGGGATATTACTGTTAGCCCTTCTGGCATCACAACAGAAATTGTTGGAACAGGCGTAGAAGATGGAATCACATATATAGATGTGCGGTATTTCGGCACGGGAAGCGGCAGTGCATCACCGCAAATTCGCCCGGAGACAACTACTGGTATTGTTGCTGCGGCAGGGCAAACTTGGACTGCAAGTTATTATTTAAGAATTGTGGGTGGGTCTACTACGGGTTTATCAGCGTTTTCTCAAATTTGGCAAGAACGAGACGCCGCAGGGGTCTCATTAAATACGGTTGTTGTTACCATTTCTGCCCCAACCACAGCAGCATTAAAAACGCAACGCAGCATTTTAACGCGAACATTGACAGACGCTGGCACGGCTAGGCTGACAAACCGAATTCAATTTACTTGTGCAAACGGAGTGGCAGTAGACATCACCCTCCGCATCGGCCTGCCCCAACTAGAACTTGGCGCATTCGCCACGAGCGTTATCCCCACGACGACCACCGCCCTCACGCGCAACGCAGATGCAGCGAGCATGACGGGGACTGATTTCTCGTCGTGGTACAACCAGACGGAGGGGACGTTTGTTGTAAATTTTGCAATTCCAAACGCAACGGATTCGCGCAGTCAATTAACAGCAGGTGATGGAACCGCAAATGAACGGATAATTATTACTAATAGTTCGTCTTTGGCGGGAACGGCTTTTCGCGTAGTGGATGGCGGCTCTGACCAATGCGATATAAGCAGGTCGCAATCATTTGCAAATAACGCAACAGTTAAAGTTGCGGGTGCATACAAAGTCAATGACTTTGCAATTTCTCAGAATGGCGGCTCTGTGGGAACAGACACAAGCGGGACGTTACCGACCGTCACAACCTTGTTTATTGGGACAAATGGAGTGGCTCAATATTCAAATTCTTACATAAGCCGCATCGCCTACTACCCCGTCCGCCTCGCCAACACCACCTTACAGGCACTCACGGCATGAGCGACTACTACCTCCGCGCAACCACCGCCGCAGCCCTCTACAGCGCACTAGAGGCGGCAGGGGTCGTCACCCAAGGCGAGGACGGCTGGTACGTTACAGACGGCCACAGGTACGCGCTCGATGTCATAGGCGCGATCTACGCGCCGACCGGCAAGATGCTGCGAGGGAATGAGGGCGAAGTGCCGGAAATGAAACTGCTAGACGGTTTTCATGCTAATTTGCGTGTTATAGATGCAAGCAATTTTGATGCTAATATGCTTAACAAAATAGCAATCAATGTGCCTACTAATCCGGCAAGAGGGTGGGCGTAGTGAAGGAGCTGAACCCGTTTTCTGCGCCCGTCCCCAACCCTGCCCCGCAGGGTTACGCGCCGCAGTACATCAACCAATTCCAGAACCAGAACCGGCTGTACTTCACGCAGATCGACAATGTGAACCGCGAAATCTTGCCGGCTATTCATAGCTTGAATGTTTTGCATTGGATCTCGGTGAACTGATGGCGAACTTCCAAGACATCGTGGGCCTGCGCCTCGGGCGCGCGCAACTGACGACCAGTTACGCGACCGTGTACACCTGCCCGGCGGACAAGCGCGCGTACATCAAGGACATCAACCTGTGCAACGCGCACTCAGGCAACAGCGACGCGTCTGTGGCGATTGTGCCGACCGGCCAGACCGCAGGCGTAGCGTTCGAGATATTTAGCGAGTTTCAGATGAACGCCAACACCACGCACAGGTGGACCGGGCTGCAGATAATGAACGCCGGGGACACGATCCAGGTGAAGGGCAGCGACGCTAACCACATAACGGTATACATCAGCGGCGCGGAGGCCGTGTAGCATGAGCAACGCATTCATGGGGCAGAGACAGCAGGCCTCGCCGATGGGCTACGGCGGCTACAGCGGCGGGTACTCGCCCCCGCAGAGGATCGAGCCGTCCTATGGCGGCTACGACCCGTTCGGCGGCGGCGGCTATGGCGGCGGAATGGGTGGCTATGGCGGCGGCATGGGCGGCTTCAACCCGTTCGGCGGTGGCGGCTACGGCACGCAATTCGGCGGCTATGACATGGGCGGCGGAGGCGGCTTTGGCGGCTACGGCGGCGGGATGCGCGCGCCGGCCTACGAGCCGACCATCAACGACGCATTCTCCCGCTACTTCTCGCAGCAGTACTATGGCGGTCCTGCCTTCGACCCGTTCGCGGCGACCTCCTTTTTTGGCGGCGGGTATGGCGGCGGATTCGGCGGTGGTGGTCGCCGTGGCGGCGGGATGGGCGGCCGGATGCGCCGCCGGCGGCAGATGTTCGAGGACCTCTTCCAGCCGGAGAATACGCCGCTGTCGCAGCCGCAGCCGATGCCTGCACCGGTCGGCTACGCGACCGGCCCCGGCGGCGGCGCGTACCAGCCGGGTGGCGGCGGGCAGCGCATCGAGATGGGGCCGGTCACGCCGCAGCCTGAGATGCAGATTCGCCGTGATGCGCCAGATGTGATGCCGCAGCCGTACATGGGTATGGGTGGGTTTGATTCCATCATGCCGGTGCAGGTGCAGGACACGCCGGTGTATGCTCCGGCTGGGCCGTCATACTTCGACGACCGATTCTTTAACCGAGGAGGCATGTACAGATGAAAACCGGACTCTACGCAAACATCAACGCCAAGCGCGCGCGGATCGCCGCCGGCAGCGGCGAGAAGATGCGCAAGCCTGGCGCCAAGGGCGCGCCGACCGCCGCGGCCTTCAAGGCCTCGAAGAAGACGGCGAAGAAGCGCGGGTGAAGACGCCGGCGTGGCAACGCGCCGCCGGGAAAAACCCGCGCGGCGGATTGAACGCCAAGGGGCGCGCGTCGTACAAGGCGCAGACCGGCGGCACGCTGAAGGCGCCCGTCAAGGGAGCGCCAGATTCGCCGCAGGAGCTGCGCCGCAAGGGTTCATTCTTGACGCGAATGGGCTCCATGCCCGGGCTTCTGGTGGACGAGCAGGGCGACAAGACCCGCCTCAAGCTGAGCCTCGAGGCGTGGGGGCACCGTGGAGACAAGGCCAGCGCCGTCGCCAAGGGGCGGCAGCTTTTAAAACGATACCGAGGGACGAAGGGTGGCTGAACGAAAGGCATGGTGGGAGATCCTGCGCGACCAGTTTGCGTCGCGCGGGCTGCTTGACCCAGAGTCGGAGCGGCTGCAAGAGGCCGCGCAGGCGGCCCCTGCCGTGCAGCGCCAAGCGCGCGGGCTGCTGTCTCTCGACCCGCAGGCCGAGAGCGACACGGCGCTCGAGATGGGCCTCGGCTCGCTCCCCGGCGTCGGCCAGGCGATGGCGCTGCGCGATCTGGAGCGCGCGCGCCGTGACAGAGACCCCGTTGCGGGGGCCCTTGCCGCGAGCAACTTCATCCCGTTTGGAAGCATCCTTTCTCGTATGCGGCGAGGCGGAGACGACGGGCAGGTGGCAATGGCCGCCGACGGAAGCTCGTTTCCGACGGAAATGCAGCCCCCGAAGGATGAGCAATACTTCAACCTTGAGGGGTTGACCACGCAGCCATCTAGAAAGGTCGAGATTCCGAGGTATGAGCCTCCGCGCGGCGCCCCCGGGTATATGCAGCGGCTGGCAAAAAATCAAAAGGCCTATGACCAGATTTTAAACTGGGCGCGCCGAGGCATGACCGAAGAGGGCCTCGGGTGGTACAACACGGACGCACTCAGGGATGAGTTTGTCAAAGAATTTGGCGAAGATGTCGGCCAGAAAAACTACGAGAAGTACATAGACCTTGTTGCGGCCACCAGCGCCGGCGCAAAGACCCCGGCAAACGCAAAGATCGCCTCTTATTACTACCAGCAAGCGGTAAGGGGCGAGCCCGCCGTCAAGCCGCCGAAGGGCTCCGGCTATGGGCACAAGGCCCAGAACCTGCACTTCAAGAACGCCGCAGAAATACTCGCCGGCGGCCAGCTTGACCCGATAAAAAACCCCAAGAGATTCACCTTCGGCGAAAACTTGAAGGGGAACTGGGACTATGCGACGGTGGACAAGCACAACGTCAGGGCGTTTGCTATCGCATCCAAGGACCCGGAGTTCATAAACAGCAGGCTGGCCGACCCAAAGGGCACCCCGAAGCCTTCGTGGTGGAACGAAAAAAAGCACGGCGCGTGGGATGCTCAATCTTTCAACCCAAGGGAGTTTGTACAGACCAACAAGGTGAAGTGGGAGACAATCCCGCCGACCTGGTTCAAGGAAGCGCCGAGCAAAACAGACTACAAGGCATTCGAGGAGCTGAACAAAAGACTCGCGAAAGACCTTGGGGTATCGCCGGCGGCCGCCCAGGCTGCACTCTGGCTCGGCGCCGGAGAGGTCACCGGGCTCGGGTCTCCGCCTATTGCCTTCATGAAGGTCCTCGAGGAAAGACTCGCCGCCACCGCAAAAAAGCGCGGAATCACGAGAGAGAAGGCGCTGAAGGACTTCATCCAAGGAAAGGCGCCGCTCGCGAAAAACAAGCAGCAGCAGGTCCAAGATGGGCTGCTGTCACAACAAGATCAGGGGAGCATGTATGCCTAGCAAGTCCGCCAAACAAGCTCGCCTCATGGCAGCCGCCGCGCACTCCAAGGAGTTTGCCAAGAAGGTGGGCGTGCCGATGAAGGTCGCCAAGGAGTTCAACAAGGCCGACAAGGGCGGCAAGCTCTTGAAGCGCGCCATGAAGAACCGCCCCAAGAGCGGGCTTCTGGCTTGAGCGAGCGCAACCCGTACATCGACGCCGGCAAGGGGGTGCAGGCCAAGGAGCTGCTCGAGAACCCCATCATGGTCGAGGCCTTCGCCGAGCTTGAGCGCCGGTACATGGATGCATGGCGGCAGAGCAAGCCCGCCGACCAAGAGGAGCGCGAGCGTCTGTGGCTCGCGGTCGGCATCCTGGCCGAGATCCAGCGTCACCTGCGGGTGGTGATCGACAACGGCGCCATCGCCAACCGAGACATCGACAAAATCTCTGGTAGACGGTGACAATGGGGTCATGAGCACTACCGGCACGGGTACACCCCCGGGAAACGTACAGTCCACGCAAGATGTCTTCGAGCAGATGCTCGCCGCCGACGAAGGCGAAAACGAGCAGCCCGAAACGGAAGGCGTGGTGGAAGATGAGCCCGAGTTAGCGGCAAGCGAGTCCGCCGACGAGGGCGAGCAGACCGAAGGCGAGGAGGATGCCGAAGAGGCGCCCCAGCCGGGCCAGACATTCCGCGTCAGGGTTGACGGGGAAGAAGTCGATGTCCCGCTGGATGAGCTGCTGAAGGGCTACTCACGCACCGCGGATTACACGCGCAAGACGCAGGCGATCGCCGAGGCCCGGAAACAGGCACAGCAAGAGTCGGCCCTGGCGCGGGAAGAGCGGCAACGGTATGCGCAGACCTTGGCAGCCCTGGAGGGCACGCTCAAGTCGCTGCAACCGCCCGAGGTTGACTGGGAGAGGCTCTACGCAGAGAACCCGGTCGAGTGGGTGAGACAGCGCGAGCTAGTGCGGTCCAGGCAAGAGCAGGCGGCATGGGTCCAGTCCCAGAAGCAGGCTCTGGTGGAGCAGCAGCAGGCGGAAGAGAGAGCGGAGGCCGAGAAGACCCTCGAGTCCGAACGAAGCAAGCTCTTGGAGGCCATGCCAGAGTGGCGCGACGCTGACAAGGCGCGCGCCGAGAAGGCGAAGATCGTCGAGTATGCCACCGAGCGACTCGGTTTCACGACCGAAGAGATCTCGGACATCTACGACGCCCGGGCCGTCCTGGCGCTGCGCAAGGCGATGATGTTCGACCAGCTGATGAGCAAGCGCGATCAGATGCGTCCGCAGATCATCCAGAAGGCCAAGCCCATGAGGGCCGGGGCCGCCTCCACGCCGCAGTCGTCCAAGGTCGTCGCATCGAAGGCCGCTTTTTCAAGACTCGCAAATAGTGGCAGCAAGCGCGACGCTGCTGCCGTGTTTGAACAATTCTTGGAGTAACTTCTAATGTCCCAGACCAGCAATACGTTTGATACCTTCAGCGCAAAAGGTATCCGTGAGTCCCTCTCGAATGTGATCTACAACATCTCGCCGGAAGAGACGCCGTTCATGTCGAACATCGGCCGCGAGAACGTCAAGAACACGTTCTTCGAGTGGCAGACGGACGCCCTCGCTGCGGCCTCCACGACCAACGCGCAGATCGAAGGCGACGACGTGTCGTCCTACGATTCGACCACGGCGACGGTTCGTGTCGGCAACTACACGCAGGTCAGCCGCAAGACGCTCATCCTCTCGGGCACGCTCGAGTCGGTGGACAAGGCTGGCCGTCGCTCGGAGCTGGCCTACCAGCTTGCCAAGCGCTCGGCCGAGCTCAAGCGCGACATGGAGAGCATCATGCTCACCAACCAGGCCGCCTCGGGTGGCTCGGCTGGCGTGAGCACGGCGCTCCGTAAGACGGGCTCGCTGTTGGCCTTCTTGAAGACCAACACGGACAAGGGCACGACCGGCGCCGATCCGTCGTACACCACGCAGCCGAACGCGACCCGCACGGACGCGACCGATGCCAACCTGCGCACCTTCACGGAGTCCATCCTCAAGTCGGTCATCCAGAAGGTCTGGGCGTCCGGCGGCACCCCCAAGGTGCTGATGGTTGGCCCGGTCAACAAGCAGCGCGTGTCGGGCTTTGCCGGTATCGCGGAAATCCGCAAGGAAGTGGTCGGCAACCGTGCCGCTACCATCATCGGCGCGGCTGATGTCTACGTTTCCGACTTCGGCAACGTGAACGTCGTCCCGAACCGCTTCCAGCGTGAGCGTGACGCCTTCGTGCTCGACCCCGAGTACGCGGCCGTTTCGTTCCTGCGCCCGTTCAGCACGGTGCAGCTCGCCAAGACCGGCGACGCCGAGAAGCGCATGATCCTCGTCGAGTGGGGCTTGAAGGTTAACACCGAGGCCGCGCACGGCCTTGCGGCTGACCTCACCACGACCTGATCGGGGTGATGTAAACTCGGGGGCGCCGGTAATTGTGCCGGCGCCCTTTGAGTTGAGGTAAATATGCAATCTTCGGGCAAGAAGCTTTTCGACTTTGACCCGACGACAGGCACCACGAAGTGGTGGCACTACAACGCCGACTCTGACGAGGCGACCATCGAGACGGTCTTCGAGGTCGGCGACATCGTAGAGCAGAACAAGGCCCAGTATTCAGCGACCGACGAGAGGACGCGCTGGGGCGAGTGGAGCAAGGTGGCCTCGATACCGATGCCGTTGTTCTACCGGCTGAAGAGTCAGGGCATCGTTGACGACCCGAAGAAGATGAAGGCCTGGCTGAACGACGCAGACAACAGGTTTTTTAGAACACGACCGGGGCGCGTATGAGCCGCTCGGTCGCAATTTTAGTCCCAGCAAGGGACACGGTGATGACCTCGTTCGCCTATGACCTAGCGCGCGCGATGTCGTTCCACACCGCGACAACGGACGACCGTGTGCTGCTTTACACCTCGCACGGGACTCTGATCGCCTCTCAACGGATGGAGCTTGCGCGGCAGGCTCTGGAGGAGAAGGCGGACTATCTCCTCTGGCTTGACTCAGACATGCGGTTCCCGAGGGAGACCATCGGGCACCTCATGCTGCGCGACAAGCCGATCGTGGCCGCGAACTATGCGACGCGCCGTATGCCGGTCAAGCCGGTGGCGATGATGGACAACGACGGCGAGATCGGGCGGGTGTATACCGCGCCGGACTCTGAGGGGCTCCAGCCGGTGGATTACATCGGCATGGGGGTGATGATGGTGAAGCGCGAGGTGTTCGAGAAGGTGGAGGCGCCGTGGTTTGCGATCCCCTACAGCACCATCGGGAATCACTACATCGGCGAGGACGTGTTTTTCTGCCGCAAGGCGCGCGAGGCGGGATACGAGGTACTCGTGGACCATGACCTCTCGCACCAGGTTAAGCACATCGGGACCTTCGAGTATTCACACGAAGGCGCATGGGCGATGAAGGAACAGGTGGATGGCTCTAACATCATACAGCGCGCTTAGGGCGAGCATCGCCGACTGGCTGAACCGGGACGACCTGACGTCGGTCATCCCGGACTTCATCTCGTTGGCCGAGGCGCAGCTCGAGCGCCGTCTGCCGACCCAGAAGATGGTCAAGCGCGTGGATATTACTATCAGCGCGCAGTTCACCACGCTCCCGTCTGACTTTCTGTCTGCAAAGTCGCTGGTGCTGACCTCGACGGCGCCCGTGCAGCAGCTCGTGTTCTTGACCGAGGACGAGCTTGACGCGAAGAAGACCGTCTACCGCACGACCGGCAAGCCGCAATATTTTGCGCTGATTGTAGACCAAGTCGAGACGCTGCCGCCGCCCGACACTAGCTACACCGCAGAGCTGACATATGTGGCAACTCTTGCCAAGCTCTCGGATTCCAACGCATCGAATTGGATCTTGGAGCGGCACCCTGATGTGTACCTCTACGGGTCGCTGCTGCAGGCGGCCCCGTACCTGCGCGACGACGAGCGCGTCGCCCTCTGGACCCCGCTCTACGGGCAGGCCATCGAGGACATGATCCTGCAGAACGAGCGCGCGGCATTCAGCCAGGGGCGCATTTCCATGACAGTCAAGCCGACGCGGGTGATCCCGTAGTTTAGCGCTGCCGGCAAAGACTAAAAAATTCACACAGAGAATCCGGCCTATTTAGGGGCCGCCTGAGGGTAGCAAGCATGGCTGACACAACCACCACCAACCTTGGCCTGACGAAGCCGGAAGTCGGCGCATCGGCGGACACCTGGGGCGGCAAGATCAACACCAACCTGGACCTCGTGGACGGACTGTTCGCCGCCGCCGGCAGCGGCACCTCGGTGGGGCTCAATGTCGGCGCCGGCAAGACGCTGGCGGTGGCCGGGACGATGACAGTTACCGGATCTGCGTCGGTGGTTTTCGCTGCCGGTTCTGCCGCAGCGCCGTCTATCACCACGACCGGCGACACCAACACCGGCATCTTCTTTCCCGCCGCAGACACGATTGCGTTTACGGAGGGCGGCGTTGAGGCGGCTAGGTTTGATAGTTCCGGCAACCTCGGCATCGGGACGAGTTCGCCTAGCGCAAAACTCCATGTTGTCGGCAGTCAATACCGTCAGAACGATTCCACGGGTTCGTTCGGCTTCACGCTCAACACGACGAGCAGCACCACGACGCTTGCCACGCTGTTTGGTGGGTCATCTTTTGCTATTCAAACTGGTGGAAGCGGTACAAATCAACTCACGCTCGACTCCTCCGGCAACCTCGGCATCGGGACGAGTTCGCCTACAACTAGAATTCACGCAGAACGCTCAACTGATGGCGTTATTGGAACTTTTCGCGGGACTTCAAACGCTCAATATCTTGTTGGTATTGCAAGCGGAGTTGTTACGCACGATGCGTCCAACGGCAGCGCCACACATACATGGCAAACCAACAGCACAGAACGCGCCCGCCTCGACTCCTCCGGCAACCTCGGCATCGGGACGAGTTCGCCGGGGCATCGTCTTGCGGTCGATGTAGGCGCAGGGGCGCAAAACATCTTTGCCGCGCAGCAGACGGGCGTTTCCAACGGCTACACCATTACCAGCAACGGCACAAACTTGACCCATTCGTGGCACACGGCTGGAAGCATCACCGCGCAAATCACGGCGAACGGCAGTTTTGCCGCAGGCGCACAAGGCGCACTCGCCACGACCGCGACCAACGGCTTTCTCTATGTCCCAACCTGCTCGGGTACGCCGACCGGAACGCCGACCGCCATCACGGGCCTTGCACCCATCGTCGTAGATACCACCAACAACAAACTTTACTTCTACAGCACCGGCGTTTGGCGCGATGCTGGCCCGTAACACACAGGAGCGCACATGGAAATCACCCTTAAACTGACCCGCGACGAAGTGCAGGCTATCTTGCAAGTGCTTGGGCAGTTGCCGACGAGCAGCGGCGCGTGGCCTTTGGTGGTGAAGGTCAAGGAGCAGGCCGACGAGCAGCTCAAGGAGCGGGAGCCGTGACAGTCCCGATCGAGCGCGTGGGCGATGTCGCAGCCGCCGGCAGCGTGACCGCCGCCAGCGTGTCGTGGATGACCCAGGCCAACGAGGTCATCTCGCTGGTCGCCGGGCTCATCGCGATCGCGGCCGGCTGCTTCGCGATCGCCGTACACTTCAAGAATTTGAGGAAGCCCTGATGGAGCCACGCTGGCTTATCGCCGCGCGCGCCTTCCTCGGCCTGCGGGAGATACCCGGCAAGGCGACCGCGCCCACCATCGCCCGCTGGCTGCGCGAGCTCAAGGCGTGGTGGTCGGATGATGAGACCCCGTGGTGCGGCACCTTCGTCGCCGCCGTGCTCGAGGGCGAGGGCATCAAGCGCCCAAAGCATTGGTACCGCGCCAAGGCGTGGCTCGACTGGGGCGATTATATCCGTGAGCCCGCCGTGGGCGCTGTCGTTATCCTTGATCGCAAGGGCGGCGGCCACGTCGGGTTCGTGGTCGGAAACGACGAAGCCGGGCGCCTGATGGTGCTCGGCGGGAACCAGGGCAACGCCGTGACGGTGGCTCCCTTTGATCGCGCCCGGGTGCTCGGCTACCGCTGGCCCCCGGGCTTCACCGTGCTGGGCGGCCCTATGCCGCTCATCGCATCCAACGGGGCGAAGGCCTCGGCCAATGAAGCATAGGAGACGAACATGAACGCAGAACAAATCGCCGGAATCGTCCGCGCCGTCGTGGCCGCCATCGGCGGCTACCTTGTCGGCAAGGGCCTCGCCGACGCCGAGACCGTCGCCGCCGTGGGCGGCGCGCTCGCCACCCTCGCCGTGGCGGCGTGGTCGGTGCTGTCGAAGCAGAAGCCCGAGGCGGCGTGAGGATCTGGCTGGGGGCGGCTCTGGCGCTTGCGCTGGCCGCCCTCGGCTGGGCCGGTCACCGGTCGGCCTACCAGAGCGGCCACGGGGCTGGCTCGGCGGCCGTGAGGGCAGAGTGGCACCTTGAGCGGGCGAAGGCCGCAGAGGCCGCCAGAGAAGCCGAGGCGCTGATTTACGCCCGGCACCAGGAGGTGGAGCGTGGACTCACGGACAAGTTGGACGATGCTGATCGCCGCGGGCGCGACCTTGCTCGGCGGCTGCGCACACAAGCCTGTCCCGTGCCCGGTGCCGCGCACGACACCGCCGCCGCGGCTGATGGTGCCGCCGGAGAGCCCAGCGACGCGGGAGAGGTTGATGCAGCTCTTGCCTCCCACCTTGCCGCCTGCGAGCGCGACGCGGCCCGATTCGCCGAGCTCCAGAGACTGACAGAGGACTGATGTGGCACTTATTCCGCTGACCATCCAGCCGGGCGTGTACCGCAACGGCACCGAGTACCAGAGCCGCGGGCGCTGGCGTGACGCCTCGCTCGTGCGCTGGTACGAGAACACCATGCGCCCCGTGGGCGGCTGGCGTAAGCGCGCCTCGGGGCAGGTCACGGGCAAGTGCCGCGGGTTTCTGGCGTGGCGCACGAACGCCAACGCGCGCTGGATCGGCATCGGCACGCACACCAAGCTCTTCGTTATGAACGAAGCCGGGACCATCACCGACATCACCCCGACCAGCTTCACGACCGGCAACGCCGACGCGGTGCTGAACCTGGGCTATGGCGGCGGCCCCTACGGGTTGTTCTCCTATGGCACCCCGCGCCCGGACACGGGCACGGTGACGCCCGCCACGACCTGGACGCTCGACAACTGGGGCGAGTACCTGCTGGCGTGCAGCAACGCCGACGGCAAGATCTACGAGTGGGACCTGCTCGTGGCGAACGACGGCGTGGCGCTTGCTAACGCGCCGGTCAGCAACAAGGCCGTGCTCGTGACGGCCGAGCGGTTCGTGTTCGCACTCGGCGCCGGCGGCAACGCGCGAAAAGTAGCCTGGTCCGACCAAGAGGACAACACGACTTGGACGCCCTCGATCACGAACCAGGCGGGCGATATCGAGCTCGAGACGGTCGGCTCCATCGTGACCGGCAAGCGCCTGCGCGGCGTGAACCTGATATTCACGGATGTCGATGTTCACACGGCCCAGTTTCAGGGTCCGCCGTATGTGTACGGCTTCGAGCGCATCGCAACCGGCTGCGGCGTAATCAGCGCGCAGGCGGTGGCGGCGGTGGAGTCGGTCGCCTACTGGTGGTCGCCCTCTGGCTTCTTCATGTACGACGGATTCGTGCGCCCGCTCAAGTGCGAGGTGCTCGACTATGTGGTGAACAACCTCTCGCAGACCCAGCGCTCGAAGGTGTACGCCGTCGCAAACAACCAATACGGCGAGATCTGGTGGCTCTACCCGAGCGCCTCAAACAGCGAGTGCGACTCGTATGTATCGTACAATTACCGCGAGGGGCATTGGAGTATCGGAGCCCTCGACAGAACCGCCGGCACCGACCGCGGCGTCTTCAGCTACCCGCTGATGGTCTCGCCGGACGGCTATGTCTACGAGCACGAGGTCGGCGTCACCTACGACGGCACGGCGCCGTTCGCGCGCTCTGGCGCCATTGAGCTAGGCGGCGGCGAGCGGCTGATGGTGGCGCGGCAGGTTATCGCCGACGAGAACGCGATGGGCGCGGTGTCGCTGCAGTTCATCACCAAGTTCGCGCCGAACGGCGCGGAGACGACCAAGAGCTACACCATCGACTCCATCTACACCCCGGTGCGGTTCACCGGGCGGCAGGTCGAGATGCAGATCACGGGCGCGTCTCCGGCCACGGACTGGCGCGTCGGGACGATGCGGCTCGATGCCGTGGCGGGGGGAGAGCGATGAAAGAGGTCGAGGGCATCGAGCACATCGCGCCCTTCCGCGAGCCTATTGAGCGCGCGCTCGCCGAGGGCTACGGCCAGATGGGCTACCACGACGTGCTCGACGGAATCGCGCGCGGCGAGTACCAGTTTTGGGCCTCGAACGATTCGTGCGTGGTGACGACCGTTGACATCTTTCCGCGCATCAAGCAGCTCACCGTCATCATCGGCGCGGGCGACCTGCGCGAGATTGATGATGTGATACGCCCGGTCATCGAAGCCTGGGCGCGCAGCATCGGCTGCGACACTATGCTGATAATGGGACGCCCTGGCTGGCAGCGGGCGCTTGAGGGCTACAGACGCACCGCGGTGGTGCTAGAGAAGAAACTATGAGCAAGATTTTTTCGTCCAAGAAGAAGGAAGTCTCCAAGACGGAGATCGACCCGAGGATCTACGACAGCGTGCTGCGGAACCTGCAGTTCGCCGAGGAGGTCTCGGCGATTCCCTACGAGCCGTACCGCGGGATGATGGTCGCGCCGTTCACGCGCGACTATATGGAGGGCGAGGCCGCGACGCGCCGCATCGCGCGCGAGGGCGGCTTTGTACCAGAGGTAGAGCAGGCCGCGCGCAACGCGCAGGCGCTGATGGGCTACCAGCCCGAGCGTGTCTCGGCTGGTCGCATTGGCACGCAGTTCGGCGCGCGCGACATCGGAGCGGAGCGCGTCGGTGCGGCCCTTGGGCGCGGCCCGGAGCGCATCTCTGCCGGCCGCGTCGGGACCACCTTTGGCGCGCGCGATATCAGCGCGCCGGGCGCTGCGCCGATGGCGCAGGGCGCGTCGGTGCTGGGGCGTGACATTGGGGAGTACATGAACCCCTACGAGCGCCAGGTCATCGAGGCAGGCCTCGGCGATATCTCACGCGCCGAGGAACAGGCACGCGGCGGGCGCTCCGCGCGCGCCACCGCGGCCCGCGCATTCGGCGGCTCGCGCGCCGCGATCGAGGAGGGCATCGCCGCGGGTGAAGCCGCCCGCGAGCGTAACCGCTTCGTGGCCGAGCAGCGCGCGCAGGGCTTCCGTGAGGCGTCGGCGCAGCGCGAGGCAGACGTCGCGCGGCAGCAGCAGGCTGGACTCAGCAACCAGGCGGCGGCGCAAAATGTGATGGAGCTCGCCCAGCGCGGCGAGATCACGAACCAGCAGCGCGACCTTGAGCTCGCTCGGCTTGGGCTGACGGGTGAGACGACGAATGTTCAGGCCGGGCTTGAGGCCGCGCGCGCGAACCAGCAGGCGCAGCAGGATTACATGCGGATGGGCCTGTCGGCAGAGGAGGCGAACCAGCGCGCCATGCTCGACGCATCTGGTCGTAACCAGCAGGCGGAGCTTGAGGCGCAGCGCCTGGGGATGACCGCGCAGCAGTTCAACGAGCAGCAGCAGATGGAGGCCGCGCGCGCGAACCAGGGCGCCGGCTTGCAGGGCGCAGAGTTCCGGCTTGGAGCCGGGCGCGACCTGGCGGGCTACGGCCAGACGGCGCTCGAGAACCGCTACGGGGCGGGGCGGGCGATGATGGGCCTCGGCACGCAGCAGCAGCAGCTCTACCAGCAGTTCCTCAACGCGCAGCGCGAGGAGGACTTCCGGCGGCAGCAGTACCCGCTGCAGCAGCTCGCCATCCGGCAGGGTGCGGTGTCGGCGTCGCCGTACAACGTGACCCAGACCGGGACCGTGACGGGTCGCCAGTCGCCATTTGATATTGGTATGCGATTGGCTTCTATGATCCCGATGGGCGGTGCGCCCGCTCCAGGCTCCGACGAGCGCATGAAGCGCAACATCGGCGGCATCAAGAACCCGCTCGACAAGGTGCGCCGGCTCAAGGGCATCGAGTTTGAGTGGCAGGACGGCTACGGCGAGAACGAGGGCGAGGACAGGGGCGGCGAGGAGGACATGGGCATGTCGGCCCAGTCCGTCGAGCGCGCCATGCCCGAGGCCGTCTCGCGGCGCGAGTCGGACAACATGCGCCAGTATGATCTGCCGCAGGTGGTCGGACTGCTCACCGAGGCCGTGAAAGAATTGGACAAGAAGGTCGGCGGCAAGCGCCGCGGGAGGGCGTGAGGTGGACTTTTTCAAGAAGCTGACGGACCGCGCGGCGCAGCGCAGGATTGACGCCGACGAGGAGATGTTCAAGCGCTACGGCACGCGGTACGCCGAGGGCACCGGCGTAGAGCGCGGAATCATGCGCCTTGCCGCGCAAAGCGAAGACGCTGAAGAGATGGACCTGACGCCGACCTTTAGGGCCAAGGTTGGCGAGCCTACCGGCGCCAATCCGCTTGATATCTACCGCAAGATGTACAGCACCTACGGCGGCCGCAAGACGCGCGGCCTGCTCTTTGATTGAGGACCACGAACATGGCAGAGAAAACAAAAAAGCCCGGATTTTTTAGCCGCTACATCGGCGGGCTGCTTGGCGAGGACGCCGAGTCCATGACCGAAGACGAGCGCCGCCGGGCGACCTTGAGCTTGCTGGGCTCGATTGGCCGCAACTATTTGTCACCCGGCTCGGGCGACGAGATGCTTGCCACCATGCGCGCCAGTCGCGCCGCAGAGCGTGAGGCCGCCGGCCTCGCCCGCCGACAGGCCGCCGCCGAGGCGCTGATGCCGCAGGTGGCGGGGCGTCTTTTTGGTGGCACCCCAGGAAATCTTGAGAGTCTTCCTGGGATTAGCGGCGAGGGCGGTCAGCTGACCGCTAGTAATCGCCTCAGAACGCTTGAGAGTCTGCCCGGAGAGGGCGGAGAGGGTGGTCAGCTGACCGCTCGCTATCGGCCGAGGACGCTCGAGAGCCTTCCTGGAATTAGCGGGGAGGGTGGGCCGCTGACTTCTCGCTACCGACAGGACCCGATGGAGGCGATGTCTATGCTCTACAGATCGCAGGCTGGGCGGGATGCTGCCAAGCTAGCGCCGGATCTTGCCGCGCTGGCTAAAGAGGGCACCCTCGGGAGCATCGTCGGCGGCTCGGTCGTCAATCGACTGACCGGCAAAGTTACGACGCCAGCCAAGGCGCCGGAGCCTAGGACCCTTATCAACGAGATAAGGCTTGGAGATAGAGTAATCGCCTATTTCAGCGACGGGAGTAGCGAAGAGTTTAAGGTGGGAATGGAGCCCGGCGCGCGCGCGAGGGGAGGCGGTGGCGGCGCTGGAGGCGGTGCTGGAGGTGGTGGGGCAGAGAGCTTTGGAAAAGAGGACGCCACCACGCTGCGCAAAGAGGCCACGACGCAGTTGTCCGAATACCAGAAATTCGGGGATGCGTGGGGGCGGGTGCAAGAGGCAGCCATGAACCCCAGCCCCGCAAACGACATCGCGCTAATCTTCGCGTATATGAAAATTCTAGACCCCACCAGCGCGGTGCGAGAGGGCGAGTTTGCGACGGCGGCAAACGCCGGCAGCATCCCGCAAAGAGTCTGGGCTAGATACAACAAACTCATGCGCGGCGAAGAGCTTAATGCTGAACAGAGAAACGATTTCCTGTCATCGGCGTATGGGCTTGTCAGAAGCCAGCACAGAAACGCACAGCGAATCGTAGACAGATATGGCAACCTGGCTGCAGGTTACGGTGTAAACCCAAAAGCGGTGGCAGAGAATCCTCTCGCTTGGGCCATTGCGCCCAAAGTCAGTAATCAGCAAGAGTTTGACAGGCTGGCGCCGGGAACCTTGTTTGAAGATGCCACCACCGGCAAGTTGAAAGTAAAGCCGAGGTAAAAAACGTGAGCGAAAAGAAAATGGATTGGAGAAACGCACCTCTGGCTGGCGCAGGTGAAGAGCCCGATGCCATTCAGATGACCCCAAGGCAGAAGGAAGAGCGAAAAGTTGGTCTCGCTCAACGCACTGCAATAGAGGGCATCACGCAGGGAGTTTTCGGGATTCCCGCCTTTGCTGGAGATGTTTTGTTTGGAGCCGCTCCTAGCCTACTGACGCAAGCTTTCGGCGGCGAACCATACACGGGGAGCCGCCTGACCCCTTTTTCGTCTAGCGTTAGATATGCAGGCGAAAGCCTGGCGGATTTGCTAGGTAAGCCAAAGCCAGAAACTGAGGCGGAGAAAACAGCTGTTAGATATGGAACCACCGGAATTGCCGCCCTTGGCGGAGCCGGAGTGGCTACTCTTGCCTCAAGGTTGCTTCCAAGAGTTGTTTCTGCGCCTCCCGTTTCTGGAGATCTCTTGAGGCCAAATGTGATCGCCCCCGCAGAACGCTCTAGGGTCGCAGCTGCAGAGCTTGGGGCCGCCCCGACGGCGCAGACAGGAGCATCACTTGGCGGAGAGCTCGGCGGGGACATTGGCGTATTAGCGGCGGGAGATGACGCAGACCAAAAAAGATCCGCCGCATTCAGAACCGGCGGCTCTATTTTGGGCACTTTTTTGGGCGGGTCTACTGCTGGCGTGTCAAGTGCCGCAGGATCAACCGCCTCCCAGCCGTTTACTGCCCCAGGCAGAGATATCAGCGTCGGCTCGCTTTTAAGAAACATGGCGACCAACCCTGATCAAGCAATATTGAATCTTCAAAGGTCCAGAGCGAATGTCCCAGGGGTTCAGCCTTTGACAGCTGACTCTGCTAGAGATATCGGACTGGCAGGGTTTGAGACCGGCGTACGGTCTAGCGCTGACATGACCAACCTTATCGCCGCGCAGAGGCTTGCTAATGCGAGGGTGCTTCGTCAAGAGATGGACAGACTTGCGCGCACATCTGACCCTGCGGAGCGAGATGCAGTCATCAAAAAGATGCAGGATATCCGCAACGAAATGACGAGGCCGATGCGCGAGCAGGCCCTTGCATCAATGGACGCAAACATATCTCCAGAATTAGCCCAGAGAGGGATTTCCCTTTCGATAGATGATGTGCTTAAAAAAATCAAATCTAGCGAAAGGGGCGCTGGAGAAGGCGCCGGCGCGGTCATTAATTGGACCCGTGGAAGGCTGAATGATGAGATTTTAGGCAAGGATGTTGAAGGAAACTTCTTCAAAAGGCTTTACGAAATTCGCAAGGATTTGCGTGAAAAAACCCTTGCCTCTACAACTGAAGAACAGACTCGCGTATTTAAGAGCGGGGCACCTGTAGCAGAGGACATAATCCGCGCAATCGACGATATCCTGGATTCGGCTGCTGGCGGAAATAAATCGTGGCAAAGTTATCTTGAAAACTTCGCAGAATCCAGCAGGCGCCAGGAGCGCATCGGATTGTTGCAGGATATTCAGCAGCGCAGCATAGGAACCACAGCAGACATTGAGTCTGGCAGGTTTATGCTATCTGCTCCGGCCATGACTAGAATCATAAGGTCTCGGCAAAGCGAAATAAATGACACGCTCACCAGCGTGCAACAAAAAAGGCTAAATAACATCCTTCTGGATTTGCAGCAGGGCTCGGCTCCTTCTGCGCCTGGCGCAAGGCCGCCAACGTCTGGAACCATAAAGAACATCACGATGGCAAACTTGATTGGCCGGACTCTTGGTGGACAGGCATCTAATTCTGCGGCCCTTCGTACGTTGATAAAGCCGCTCGAATGGCTGACAAATGTGCCAGAAGAAAAGGCTCAGGAGCTTCTGGTCCAAGCGATGATTGACCCAAAACTTGCGGCCCTTTTAATGCAGAAAGCAGACCCTAAAAATGTCACAACATTTAGCGATTCTCTGCGAGAGTCAGCCAGAGGGTCTATATATGCGACACCAAGAAGCGGCCTTTTAGGTCAAGGCGAATGACGACAGACGTGAAACGTTACAATGGCAAGGCCCGGCTCTATTAGAGCCGGGCTATCCAACAGTACCTCATGCGTGGTATACAAGCGCCGCTCGCCAGGCGTGCAATGATGTCGCGTGGCACCCGAGGGATCGCAACCTATGCCCCAGCAGCAGGCCTCCTCTCGTCGGAAGACTGACCGCACCAGCCGCCACGAGCGGCTGCAGATTCCGCGTCGGTTCCAGTTGCACGGCCACCAGATAGCCGTGCGCATCCTGCCGCGCACCCGCTGGCCGCACCCCAAAGACACCGTCGGGATGTACGACCCGACCTGTCACCGCATCGACCTGCGCGGCGATCAGGGCGACACCGAGCTGCAGCAGACCTTCTGCCACGAGTGGGCGCACGCGCTGCTCGACGAGATGAACCATCCCCTGTCACACGACGAGGTGTTCGTGGATAACCTGGCGAGCCTGCTCCATCAGTCCCTGACGACCTTCGACTCTGGAGCCAAGCCGTGCCGCTGACCGCATCGGATCAGGAGTTCATCGCCGCCTGGCGGCGGCTCAAGAAGGCCACGCTCGTCTCCAAGGCGCTCAACATCGGACTGCGCAGCGTCTACAGCCGCCGCCGGTCGATGGAGGCGAAATACGGCATGGCGCTCGAGGCAATCAACCCGATCCGCGGCACGGGAGAGCAGAGCCTCGCCGGACGCCGCGCCAACGCCCTCGCCGCAGAACGCGCCGAGAAGTACGAGGGCGAGATGCACGACACCGTCGCGGACGGCGTGGTGCTGGTGGCCTCCGACTGCCACTACTGGCCCGGCATCGTCACCGTCGCGCACGAGGCATTCTGCCGTCTCGCCAAGGCGCTCAAGCCCGCCATGATCGTGCTCAACGGCGACATCCTCGACGGCGCGCGCATCAGCCGCCACCCGCGCATCATGTGGGAACAGCAGCCGCAGCTGAAGGACGAGATCCACGCCGTGCAGGACCGGTGCGCCGAGATCGAGCGAGCGGCAGGCAAGGCCAAGCTCGTGCGCACGATTGGTAACCATGACGCACGTTTCGAGAACTACCTCTCCGGCCGCGTCTCCGAGGTCGAGGGGATGCCGGGCTCGACGCTGCTCGACTTCCTGCCCAAGTGGCGCGCCGGCTGGGCGCTGCACCTCAACGCCAAGACCGACGGCTGGGTCTGCATCCGTCACCGCCCGGTCGTGGGCGGCATCCACGCCGCCATCAACTCCACGCTCAAGGCTGGCGTGAGCTACGTCCACGGCCACCTGCACCAGCTCAAGGTCACGCCCTGGGCGGACTACCGCGGCCGTAGATACGGCGTAGACACCGGCACGATGGCCGACGTCGGCGGCCCGCAGTTCACCTACGTCGAGGCGGGCCCGCTCAACTGGGCGTCGGGCTTCG